CCGAAACTGATGCCTTTACGCCAATACTTTCTGCACCTGTTTGGGCTACTCCACCTACTTCAATTCAAGATGCTATTGATAGATTGGCTTCGTATACCGTTGCTGAAATTACTGCGTTAGGTGGCGCACCTGTAATTCCTTGAGGTTATTATTATGAATAAATGGTTAGATGAATGGTTTGATGTTCAGTCAAAAAAACTTGACAAAGCAGAAAAGAAAGAAAGAAAAGATTTAATTACGGGGGAAAAGAAATGAAAAGATTAGGTAAAATTATTTATATCCCCCCAGAAAGATGTTATTCCAATGTAAACATTGAAGAAACACCACATGGCTATAAGATATACAGGGATGGCGAAAGCAAACCTTTTATGTCATTACCCTTTAGTTGTGTAAAAGCAGTTGAATACAAGGAAGCGTGATAATATGGAAGAGATTATGTATTATGGAACAGGATTAGCGATTGTAGGTGCAGGTCTATACGGTATCTACATGAAATATCTAAAAGATGGAAAACTAACATTAGATGAGGTTATGGATATTGTCGAAGATGTTGAAGACATTGTAGATGATTTAACTGATGCTTATCCATCTTTAGCAGAATTAAAGAAAATGAAAAAGGCTGAATTAGTAGCACTTTGCGAAAAGTATGGTATTGATACTAAAGGCGTAAAGGCTGAATTAGTTAGCAGACTATCGGAGTTGAAATAATGACATACTATTGTTCGGTTGCAGATGTTGGCCTAAGACTCGGTCTTGATAGCGCACAGCGTAGCCGAGCAAATAATAGAATTACTTCTTGTATTCGCAGAGCATCAATTAAAATAGACCAATGCTTCTTAGATTACGGTAGAGATGAACCAAGCAAGGCTACTCAAAGTAATACTCTGAATGGTGGTATTAGTGCAGGTGCTACAACAATTACATTAACTGACGCTTCTTCTTTTTCATCAAGTGGTAGTGGTAATGTTGATGGAGATTCTTTTAGTTGGACTTCTAAATCTTCTAATGATTTACAAGGAGTGACAGGAATATCCTTTGACCATCTAACCGGAGTCACAGTAGAAGAAGGAGAGTTTGCTCATGTCGTTAGAGAAATATGTGCTGATATAGCAACAGGTATTTATCTTGAAGATGAGGCTACTCATCAGAAGTCTGATGATATGAGAGGCTACAATATGCGTGAAAGAGGATATATGGCTTTGCAGAGGTTAGCCCATTTAGGTAGTGCTTAATATGGTTCGTTCAACATTAAGAGTCGGCAAAGGTGGGCCAAGAGGCAACATACCTTTTACAGGTCAGCGTGGTTCATCTAATAACTCTATTCAAATGCAATTTCGTCTTGATTGGGATGAAAGAGATTTGATACAGGCTCTTGATAGATTAGGTTATGATGGCGATAAGATAATGAAAAATACTCTTAGAGGAGTTATTGAAATGGCTATCAAAGATACTCGCAAACAACTAAAAAGAATGGCAGGGCCACTTTACAATATTAAAGTGCCAAATAAACCATCTAAGTCAATTCATACAACAATAGGTGATGCTTTAACTCAAGATGATATTCCCGGTTCTTCTTTTATTCGAGTGCATACTGCTTCTGACCCTTCACAGGCTGATAAAGGAATAAAAGGTTCTCGTGGTCTAAATATATCAAAGATGTTAGTTCAAGGAATCAAACCTTTCAAATACTCCCCATTTTTGCCAAAGGTAGTGCAGTCAAGTGCAGGTTGGTATAAGTTCTCTGGAAACGCAAGAGATAACAGTCTTGCTATGCGAAAAACAGGCACACATCCCGGATTCACAAGAACATTTGATTACATACTTTATATTGAAACTTTTGTAAGAAAAGACTTTCCTAAATGGAGTAAAGAAGTTGCAGAAGCGGCTGGATTAAAAGCAGGTTTTGGGGTTGAGTAATATGGGAATCGCAGATAATAGTCATTATTGGACTGCAAGGGTAGGTGGCACAGACCCATCAAGTCCAATAGGAGAATACAATAACGCTTGGACTCTTACAGGTCTATCTGGAGATGGTTCTGTAAATGGTGATGCTTGGAGAATAGAAGGCTCTGGTCAGATATGGAGTCAGACAGTAGCAGATAGTGAAAACGATTTAACTATAATATGTGCTATGAAATATATATCTAACCCAGATGATGATGAAGTCTTAATGACTCTTGATAATGGTTCTTACAGAGTAGAGGTAAAAGCAAATGGTTCAAATGACAAAGTAAAGTTAGTTGGTGCTACTACTGCTACTTCTTCTGATTTGGATTTAGGTATGACAGAAGATGATGCTGTCCCAAGTCTTTTGCGACTTACTCTTGCGAATGATGGAACAGCAAGATTGTATATGCGAGAAATTATTGAAGATGATGATGCACAACAACATTATCTTGAGGTCACGGCAACTTCTTCTGTATCGCAGACTGCATCATTTGGCAACACTACCGGAACAGTTGATTGGTATGTAGCATACTATACTCCATATGGTGCTTATTCCCCAGACGAGATGGATATGTCTGATTGGACTACCAACTCTCTTATTCGCACAGGTCTAAATATTGTTAATGTTCTTAAAGCAAGCAATAGATTCTTAATTAAGACTCATGTCACAGAATCAAGTATCTTATATGGCTACGACTTATCTTCACAAGCCATGATAAATAGATTCAGACCTCCGACAATCCATGTCCTTACACAGAAATTAGAATCCCCAGAGTTTTTAGTTCTGGGTGGTCGTAGGACAGACCAAAGATATAATGTAATTATCTATGTCACAACTCGTGGAACAGATTACAAAAACGCATACCGTCTTGGTCTATCAATTATGGGAGAGGTCTTTGATGAATTGTATACTAAGACAGGACTTGAAGGTGGAATTGACTCTCTAATATCCTATGATGCTGTCCTTGATAGCAAAATAGATGATGATGAAGTTGTCTGCGTTCATACTCTAACACTAACTTATATGAAAAAGATTCGGATGTTCCAAAGAGAAGTATAAGAAGTCTTTATTAGACAAACATACAGTGTCTGATATATGGCATTAAGTAATGTTCATAGGTATTTAGCCATTGGTAAAGAATCCACATATGCTACTGCTGTTCCAACAGACGCAGTAGGCGAAGTTGAATCTGAAACTTTTGGTCAGACCTTCGATGTAAATAAAAGAAGCGATATGAATTATTGGAATAGCAGACAAGCAGTTATGGGCAAGATTTCTTCCTCTGGAGGTTGGTCACAAGTCCTTCAACCTTGTCGCTTTACTATGATGTGTATTCACGGTCTATTTGGAGACAACCCTACTGTCTTTGAATCAACAGGCCCAACAACAGGTATAATCGCAGAACCAGCAATTACATCTGTCACCGAATTACCTTCTTACACATTCCGAATTGGTCGTGACGATGGAGAAGCAATTTTCCCCGGTCAAGTTATGGAATCAATGTCAGTATCTGCTTCCGTTGGAGAATACGCTATGATTTCTTTTGCTACTATTGGTTCAACCCAGACAGCAGAAGCAAGCGGTTTAGGAACCGATATTCCAACTTATACAGGAGATGCTCTGCATTTCGCAAAGACTTATGTAAACTTCGAGGAAGCGGCAACATCATCTGCGTTTTCTTCAATGGTTCAGAGTATTGACTTTGAAATTAAGAATAACCACGATATAGACAATACTTACGCTCTTGGTTCAAACAGTGTAGCAAGAAAGCCACCTGTGACTACTCGTGAAGTAAGTGGTTCAATTACTTTCCACAAAATGACAGAGACGGGAGACACAGGTCTTGACGATGCTGTCACTTACGCTGAATTAATGGGTGCTACATCTGCTAATGGTGCGGCAGAAGTTTATCCGGGCAGTAGCACACCTGCACTATCTGTTCTTTTTGAAGATAGTGCTACAAACTTTATTAGATTTGATTTCTTTAATTTGCATTATGAAATGCCAGAAACATCAGTAAGTGGTAGAGATTCGCAGACAATGACTGTAAAATTCCATGCTCTGTATGATTTAACTGCTACTTCCACTGTAAAGGTTGCTTTTGAAAGCACAGATTCTGCTTTATCTACACTTGACTTGGATGCGTGATGGGAGGTATTTAAGTGCCTACTCAAGATTCAGCAAATGTCACCGTTGAAACAATACACGGAACCCATGTATCAATAGGTGGTCTAATTCAGACATTCATAAGGTCAGTGGATAACGGAACAGAGATATTTAGCATTAATGTGTTCAAACAATCTGTTGGTAATAATTTTACTGCTCTAATAACTTATGAGCAACCGCCAGCCCCACCGTGAAGTGATATTCCATGATTAGCAACAGTAGTGTAATTGCTAAATGGAACGAGTCAATGACTTGTATAAAAGTAAAGGAAAGTGATAAAAGTGCCTGTATTAAAGAAAGAGATAGAATTGAATGACGGAAAAAAGATTTGGGTAAGACAAGCCTCTGGTATGGATAAACTTGCGATTGAAAAAATTCAAGCCCAAACTTTTAGAAAATTTAGACATTTTGGAACAAACCCCGCAGAGTGGACTCCAGAGCAACATGAAGAATTTAATGATGCTCTGTCAGAAGCAGGTGCAGGTATTGATTCCCAAATCCAATCATGGGTTCCAAAGTGTGTAATTGAAGAAAACTTTGATATTAATACTCTTACTTCAGAAGAAGTTAGAGATATACTAAACTTCGTCAGAGGAGACGACTTGGAGGGTGCAGTCCCTTTGGATTCTTGACCTCCGTTGCGCCTATGCTATGCTCAACATTCAAAGGGGTCTTACCAAGTGATTTATTTGAAAAGTATGATTGTAAGGGTGGATGGATAAAATTAGATTATGATTTAGAAATAGCACTCGAAATTAGCAGTAGAATAAAAGAGCAATACGATGAAAAAGATAATAAGATGGATGCTAAAAAAGCAGTAGCAAAAAGAAATCAGAGGAGAGCAGAGTCAGCCACAGTAAAACCAAAAGATATGGGTAATATGCTAAAAGAATGGGCTGGTGAATAGATATGGCAAAAGCAGGTGCGGCACGAGTATTCTTCGATGTTATAGGACAATTACAATCGGAGAAGTTGCTTGGTGACACACGAGCCGCTATGGTCGTTCAAGAAGCAATCGTTCTTGATACAATAAGTAGTATTGCCGACACCTTTTCAGAAAGCACATCTTACATAATTGATGCTGTAAATAGCGTCACATCAGCATTTTTTGAGTTTGAAGAACAGTTAGTAAGAGTTCGTAAGTTCTATAACGCCGGAGAAGGTGAAGTTAAAGCATTCGCAGAAGCCGCACAAGAAATGGGTCACGCATTCGCATTTACGGGTGCTGAATCTTTGGCGGCGGCGGCAAGAACAGCGCAGTTAAAAGCGGTATTAGGTTCACAACTTGCGGTTATTGAGGCTACAAGACAAGGTCTATTGATGGCTCAAGTTGGTGAAATGGAAACCGAATTAGGTATGAATCGTTTTATTGCTTTAGCACAACAGACTCAATTCCTCATGGGTGGTCTCACCCAAGCCCAATATGATAACTTAACCGCAGAGCAACAGGCTAATATTGTAAGGGAAGCGTCAATACATGCTCTAAACCAACTTAACACAATTGAAAACACTTCTGTTGCTACAATGGAAGACATTACATTCGTTCTTAACCAATTCGCAAGTCAAGCGGATATTGCAGGTGAATCAATTGGTGATATGGCGGCTATGTCTGCTTTGCTACTTGAAACAGGTGAAGAAGTAAGCAGAGCCGGAACAGGTCTGCGTATGATATATCAGAGATTAGGAAACGCAAATAACGAGGCTACAAAGGCAATCGCAGAATTGATTCCGGGTCTTGACGCTCAAGGTGTAGCGCAACTAAAATTAACTGATGTAATAGAAAGAATAACTCCAGCCTATAATGCTATGTCGGCGGAAGAGAAGAGAGCATTAGCGGTAAGTATTGCAGGTTCCCGTCACTATATTAAGTTCCTAAAGATAATGGAAAATCAACATCGTCTTACACAGATGCAAACTGATGCTTTCAATACTCTTTATCCCGCTATCGAAGAATTTGAAAACAAAACAAAGTCTGCTGTGTTCATATCAACCCAGATGGAAGCAAAGATAAACGACATGAAAGTCGCAATAGGAGAAGATTTAGCAGAAGCATATATGACTTCATATAGAGCGCAAGAGACATTCCTAAAAGGCGCACAAACAGTTCTTGAAATTCCGGGTATGCAACAAGTAGCAGGTAATGTAATAGCGGCTTCAAACGCTTATCAACAATTAATTGCGCCTCTGGCAGAGTTAGCACTTAGAGTTGTAGGTATTACAGTTGCTTTCAAAGCATATCAAGCATCAAGGCCAGATGCAATTAATAAAACAAGAGTAGAGGCTCTGGAATACAAAAGATTGTATGACGCAAGAACATTAGAAAATCTTGCGAATGAAAAAGGTATAATGACTACTTATAGAAGTGCTACTGCTCTTAATAGAGAACAACAATCTGTTTTAACATCTGCAAGTGCTTTAGTTAGAAAAAGACAAGCAGAAAGAAGGGCTTTAGAAACTAAAATCAAAAATATAAGAGCAAAGAAAGAAGACGCTTTGCTTGACTTACAAAATGCACAGACAGCCGGAGAATCAGAAAAGGCTTTGAAAAAACTTTCCGGTGCTTTAAGAAGTCAAGGAAATCAACTTCAAAAGAATATTGCTTTGAGAGGTCAGTCTATGACAAATCAAAGAATTGCTAATCGAGACCTTGTATTTGAAAAGGAAATAAGCGAACAGATTATTGCGACTAAAAGCGCAAGACAGATGATAGACCAAAGAAGCATAACAACAATGTTTCAAAATCTTGGTCTACAAGAAAAAATAAATCAATCTCTTACTGCACACTCAAATGCTATGTCTCAAGAAATAGTATTATCAGCAAATTTAGATGGTGCTACACTTAAAAGATTGACTTCAAGACAAGCAGACTTACTATCCCTTCAAGAAGAAGCAAGGCATCGTCTAATGGTTCTTCAGACAGAAAGAGCAGAGTTATTGTCAAAGAAAAAATCAACTGTTGCTATTGATGAAAAAATAGCAAAAACAAGAGAAAACATAATGACTTTAAATCAAGAAAGAGTAGCAGTAAGTCAAGTAATTATTGCAGATGAACAATTTACAGTTGCACAGAAAAAAGCAAGTGCTTCCACAATGTCCTTTACACAGAGCATGAAGGCTTCTCATGCTACTATGGTGGAAGGAAATATGTATCTAAAAACTACACAGAAGACCTTAATGGGATTCTCTTTACTTTTCCCTATGATTGTTGATGGTAGCAAACAGATGAGTGCTACTATGTATACTATGAGTCTAATGATGCTAAGTCAAGCAATTCCGGCAATCATTAAGATGAGCAAGAGCATTAAGTCTATGGGAATGGCTTTGCATATGTCAACCGGAGGTCTTACTGCTATAACAGGCGCACTTGTGACATTAGGTGCTTATCTTGGCTTTGAATTATTCGATAGTATATTTGGTGATAACTTTAAGAGCGACCTTGATAACTTAGGGGGTCTTAATGATGAATTAGATAGGACTTCTGCGATTTTAGCAGAATTATCTGGCACATCCGGTAAAGAAGCAGTATTAACAGGAGTCTTTGAGATGTCTTTCAATGACTTAAAGAAAAATGCTGATTTAGCATCTTCAACTTTACTTGATATTCAAGAAAGGAGATTAAGATTTGAACAAGCGCATGAAGCCGCAGTAAAAAGAGGAGATGTTGCTACTGCTAATGCTTATTCAGACCAAATATCAAAGTTATCAATTGTTGAACAAAAAGTAGGTGCTATCGTTGAAGCGCAAGACTTTGTTGCTAATTCCGATTTTGATATGGGTCAACAGATGTTAGATAGTTTAATTCTTGTTGAAAAAGACCTTACAAAAGAAATTGAAGTTATGGGTCAAAAAATAGCCGATGTTCAGTATGGAAAAGAATATACAGTAGGTTATATGACAGAGGAAGGCAGAATAAAAGAAGTTGGTGTATTTGAAGGATATTATGAAGATATGGTAAGTGAAGCGGTAGGTGGAAATGAAGCACTTAACGCCGCCGAAGAACTCTATGCTAAAGAAAGACAGAGTATTATGAATGCTTACTTTGCAGAAGGAGATGAATTTACAAAAGAATATTATGAAAGTCTTTTGAAAGTTGAAGAAGATGGTCAAGATGCTTTAGTAGATTCTCATAAACAATTTTATGATATTTTGACCCAACAACAAAATGAGTTTGCGAATGCAAGAGAAGAATTATTCTTTGGAGAGAGGTCAAACTTCACAGGTGCTATTTACAAACAAATCACACAAGGCGGAGTAGAAAGCCTTTTGCATAAAGTAGAGTTGATACAGACTAACAACTTTAATGGAATGACATTACCAGAGATGGTTGAGCAAGTGACAAGAGGAGTGACAGAAGAGTTAAGAGCGCAAGGTGTTCCAATATGAAGCAAGTAAATACATTATACAATTTCTGGGTAGGTGGCTACTATGATGATTTTTCATCTTCAAGAGCAGTAGCAGACGATTTAAATGATGCTAATGTAAGAACATCAGACCATACTAAAACTCACTTTGGTTCTGCCATTGGAGAAAACGCAAAACTAAATCCAAAATTCAGATACTCATTCCCAGAAAGGACACGCACAAACTTATATCTAAGTGGCGAACCTCTCTATGATTATGATACTTATACATTATTAGGCGGTAGTGCTGATGATAAACTTACTCACAATGGTAGCATATCTCAATGGTTAAAGTATGACGAAACAAGAGACAATACTACAAGAACATTTTCGCAAGCAAAACCTAAACTGCCTAACTCTGTTTTAGGAAACAGACAGAGATTCAATAACGCTTCTGGGGATTCTTATCTTGCTTTCTTTAATGGTCATGATTCTACCGGAAAGTATTACTGTCCTCTTGGTGAAATGGATTTTAGTTGGGGCGCATCCCCACTAACTAAACCAGACCTTACAGAGAGTGGTCTAACTCCAGATTATGATAAGTATGCAGGCTCGCCTATCTCTTTCTTACAGAAAGGAAAGGAAAACTCTTCTTATCCTACTCATAGCACGGCGGATAAAAAAGTAAATACTATTTCATTTGCTCATGTGTATGTTGCTGAAAGTCCTTCTGAAGAACCTGCTCGTGACAGACCCACCTTCATTAGCCATGAAATAAAAAGCCCTTCTAAAAATGTATTTTTTATCAATAATATGTATATCGCTCGTGGTTCTGGGCATCCTACCCCTACTGCTACCTCTGGAACAGAGAGGGTAATAACTTATGATGGGCCACTTAGATTCAAAGGAATAGGAGAAAGTTTTCATTTGCGAATTGCTGTTCACAAAGTAATAACAGATACTGATTGGGATTATACACTTAAAATAGGCTACAAATCCACAGCAACATATGACAAAACAAATGATGATTTTGATGATACTACTGCTTTGATGACAGTTCCAATAACATTAGCAGATTTAGGAGTAGATACTGCATTTACTCGATTTGCTAATGGTTTTCCAGATGAGCAACCGGAAGTAGAAGCGTGGTGCGATATTGAAGTAGTTCCAGACTTTGTTGCTAATACTTGGAGAGCATATTCAAATGGAAGCACTACTTCTTTTGCTAATGGCACTATCAATGTAGCAGTAGATAAGACTACTTCCTATGGATGGTCTTTGGATGCTAATTGGAGTTTTAATTCTACTTACTATGCTAATATAGTCACAATGATAGACAGAGCCGCAGTAGCAATCCCTCTTACAAACAAATTCGATGGAACCGTTCCTAATCCCGTAAGTTCCTTTAATATGTCAAGTGGTGCGAATAAAATTAGCACATTGAGAATAGAAGTCTTAGATGATGATAACTCTTACACATTAGCCCCTCTAACAACAGGAAATGCTACAACAGAATGGAAACTATTTATGTTCTTAAATAATGAAAATAGACCTATCTGGCAAGGCACTATTGAATCAGTTGACCATAGGCAAGACAGCAAAGCGCAGACACTAAAGACAATCATAGGCGCAAGAGATTCACTTAGCATATTAGATAGAACCTTGCCAATATGGGAATTAGGTCAAAACGCTTTCATAAGTCTAAGTAATCATCTTTCGATGGCTTCTGTTGTTGAAAAGAGAATAGATGAAACTACCGCTATCTCTGATTCCCTGCTGATGGGTAGTGGAAATATGGGCGCAAAAGGAACAGAGTTAGGTTTCAGCAAATATGATAAAGATACTTATTCAGCAGGTATGAGTCCAATCGCAAACGGAAGATGTTCTTTGTATTCTGGTTCTGCGATTCAGATGTATATCAACGAAGACGAAGATGGCCCAAACAATATCGAAGACGAATGGGAAGGTTATGATGTATTGCATATTATGGGGCATCACCCTAAGCAAGTTGATAGAGAGTTTATTTTAAAATTCGATGATAGAATATATACAGGCACACCGTCTGCTATGTTGCACATTGACACTTATGGCACTATACAGGATGGGGATGATATTGTTGTTAAAGGCACTACTGTTGATGGGGTCTACACAGTAAATCAAATGTATTTAATTAAAGATAGGACTACCGAAGAAGACACATGGTTTGTTAGAATAAGAACCACAGATACTACCGGCGCAGATACAGATGACCAAATGTTTGAAGCCTCACATATAGAGTCTTTAAACTCTGATTATCAAGGAAAGAAATTGATTAAAATCACAACAACTTCTGCTCATAATCTTTCTTTGGGTGATGAGTTCTGTTTCCCCGTTGGAATTAGTATAGGTGCTGATGTGTTTCAGCATTTTACAGCAAGACCTCTTAAAGTTATAGCAGTCCCATCATCTACTACTCTGCATGTCTTAGTAGAAAGATGGCCTTATGCAGTCAACGACATTAAGTCTGTATCTGGTAGTGATGCTATGGCTTACGATTTATCCGTAATCAATGGCTACGATTCAAAGTCATATCCTAAAACCCCCGCCGTAGTTTACAAACAAGGAACAATAACTACTCAACTTCCCCAGATAAGGTCAAAGTATCGCAATCTACATGCAAGATGGATGAGAGACTTACCTACATCCATTTGGTTCAAAGCACAATTCGGTGTTATAGCGGCTAAACCTTATTGGAGACACGGTAAAGGTTCGTTCTTAGATAGACCTTTCAATTCTACTCAAGGTGCTGTCCTAAATACTCTTTATGGTTGGAATAGTGACGGCACTGTAAGTGTTGATACTCTGCAAAATGATTTGAATACATCAACTACTAACTTCGGTGTCACAGACCCTGCTATGTGGTATTATATCAAAACAAATAGACTTAGAGAGTTTATTATTGATTTAGTTGACAAGGAAACGGGAGACCATCAGTATATTATCGCAGACACAATAACAGAACCTAATAGTAGCCATACTATTACTTACAGTAAGACAAACAAAGAGTTTACAACATCATCTGCTCATAGTCTTAGTGATGGTCAGATAGTAATCCATACAGGTTTCTTCCAAGAAGAATTGAACGGTGTCTTTATGGTAGCAGTTCAAGCATCAAGCACTAAATACAAAGCATGGAAAGTTTCTGATTTCCCGAATACAAACAATTCTTTTGCTTATCTAAAAGCAAAAAGTAGAGGAGAGTCTAATTGGAATCAAGGAATTAGTAGACACTATGAAGACCCAGATGGAATTAGTGCTACTTTATTACAAGTAGGCTCTACTGATTTTAACCCAAATTCAAGTTCAAGCACTGTCGCAAAAGTTCAATATGGTTCTTCAACTATATCTGGAGTTAAAGGTGTTAAGAGAGAATGGCTTAGAGAACACACTATCTATACTCTAAGAAAGGTTGATGAAAGTAATGGCTACAAGCACTGTTTTGCTCTCTGGGCTGATATGAGGAATGATGGAACAGCAGATGCAGACGGTGGGTATCGCAAACAAGACTTCGGTCTCATCCAACCTACCCCCCAGAATTATGAAGTGTCCTTAAGTTTCGCAGACCAATTCGATGAAAACGGAGATGCTGATGTATTTACAGATTTGAAAATAGGAGAAGACTTAGACTTATGGTCTCTTGACCCAACGACAGAACCCTTTTCCGGTTCTACATGGGCTGATTTAGAAGGTGGGTCAAACGAAGAACCCTTTGACCAATATCAGAATTGGCAAAATAAAGGCGGTGCAGTCTGCCTCATTGATGTATCAAGATTTTGGAATCTAAACACTAACGCTTGTGGAGGAAGACCCGGATATGAAAGTGGTGGACTTGTAGACTTTGGCGACTACGAAACGACAACTCAAGGTTTCCCGTATCTAATTGACAACTACTATCTACATGCTACTGCGAATTATAAGAATAGTGCTACTTCTTTATTCATGAATAGTCATCCAAACTCTAACTTATTTATCAACGATGGGACTATCCTTCTGCAACAAATAGATGTTGGGGAAGATTACATCGTGGTTCAAGACGCATCCCAATTTGAATCAAGTGGTTATGGTGTGATACAGTGTATAGGAGGGGCAGGCAGAGACTCTGAAACTAAAAACTATTACTTCTTCTGGAGTAGCAAAAGCACTCGCACAGATTCGGCAGGTAGAGTCGGGGATTCTTTAGAAGGTGTCTTCATAACAGAATATGAAATAGTCACAGGCCCGAAGAATGTGATAGACCAATTGAAGGTTGATGAGACTGCGGGTGCAACGGGAAGTGATGTGACAATAGGTAGTAATGAGTTCTTGACTGAAAACATCGAAGGCAACTTTGATAAAGTTAGAGTTTATAACTCCCCAGCCGCTTTATTTTCTTTTAGACTTGTATTAAATTTGACAGGTCTTGTAAAAGCACCTAACTCTGGAACATTCTTTGCGTCTGATAAGATGAGATATATGCAATCAATGATTCTTACAGATAATTGGTCTTCAAACTCTTCTCTGCCGTGCATTTCAGATATCGCAAACATCCCTAAGACTAACGATTTAGATTCTGACAACTTTGGTTCTGTTCACGATGCAAGAGGACAGACTATTATGAATCTTCTAAACGATATGAAAGACAAAGAAGGTAATGGTATATCTGGCAACTTAAAGACATTCTCTTGGTTAATGGGAAGAGATAATAGATTGGATTTCAGAGAATCTTACCCAAGCAACCATTCATTTACAAGAAGCAATCTAAAAGCATCAAATTTAGCAACACAGACGGGTGGTAAAATTACAAATGTCAGAGTATACTACAACGGAAACTCTGCTTTCGCAGATTACCCTACTCCCTCTGGTAGTGATTTAAGGTGGAGAGTTCTGAATTATCCAGACATATTCAATAGAGAAGAAGCATTGAGTATCGCAAAACAAGAATATCTTAGAGAGAATACATCAAGAATTAGCGTAGATGCAGAAGTAATTAGAGATACAGACGAATCAAACTTAATGACAGACGGTGGTAGGTTTGGTTATGTTGCAGATGTATCAAGGAATTTGACATATGAAGATAGATTCAGTTTAGCGTGGTGGACTAACAACTTAGGAGGTCAGCCTTTCTTTGGTATACAAAATGCTTTAGACACAGAAGCGTTGACCGATGAAGACGCATCATCAACAGGTATAGTCTATGCTACAACCAATGATGGAACAGCATCAGCCGAAGATTGGCAGACTGATAATCAACTAATCATGGGTCTTGTGACTGATGATGATACAGGTCTAACCGGCCTTGCGGCAGGTGCGGCTCTACCTGCGACTCCCGGATTTATTCAAGTAGTTAGCACATCCCCGCCTACTTATCAATGGGATTATGACGGAAGCGGTTCTTACGGGCCATCTGTTGTAATGAATAGCAATAATACATGGTATACTCTTACTTCTACTGTTAGTGGAACAACATACAGTCTATCTGTTTACAAAATAGATGGAACAGTAGCAACAGCCTCCGGTCAAAATGTATTGTATGGTAGGTCGCACAGAAGAACAAATAGTGCCTACTTTTGGTATGGCACTAACAGCATATCTAATGCCGTGCAGGTAGTTCATGTTGATAAAAACACTCCTAAAGTTAGTGAATCAACAGGTAATGAGATAAGACTTGCGATTGCTTATGATTCCGGGGCTACTTCTGATGTAGCAAACTTTAGATTATTCGCATTAGATTACTCTTTCGATGAGGCAATTGATTCAAGCGGTGGCCCCGGTAATGAAAAACCTCCTTTGCTAACTGCTACTTTACAAGATTCTGCGAGTGTAGAGATTGACGGTAATGGCTACTTTGAAATCACTTTACCTGCATCTTACACTTCTGGAACGCACAAAGTAGTATTTTCAGTGGATATTGATTATCTTAGAGATGTTTTGCGATATAGAAGTAGCAATCAAATTAACAATGCTCACAATATATTAGGCGATACTACTTATTCTACTTTTAATTCTGATAGCGCATTCCCTCTCGGAGTAAGACAATTCGATAGTATGGGCGCACAGGGAGATGAGAGGGCGGCTTTCTACGCACCAAGACTGCATGTAGTTGATGATTTGAATTACATTCCGGCAACTACCTTAACATACACCGATGATTATATTGATTTGAACAGTGAGACTATGGTAATAAGAGATATTATGTGGGGTCAAAGCGGAAATAACCACGAGAAGGTAAGTCTAAAGTTAGAGAAGGTTGAAAGCCACTACAACTACGATTTCACAAGAGCATTTAAACGCAATAACCCACAAAACACTCCAAGACCCGGCAACCCCCCTTCTCCCGTTGGCCCAGCAAGACCGCCATTCGGAGGAGGTCTTGGTAGTAGCGTAGGAGGTTTACAGCAATTATCAACTTCTTCTAATGTAAGGGATGAGCAATCGCAATTTGCAGGTCTATCATCTAACAGTATGGCAAAGAGTCTAAGCAGAGGTCTGAAAGGCCGTGCCGACTTTGCATCTGATAGAGCATCCTCAAATGCAACATGGGGAGTATTAGGTAGTAAAACCACAGGTAAAGCATCGTCTTTCGATAGGGCGATTGATGGTCTTGATAGTGCCATGTCTTCATCTGGCTCTGCAATAGCAACATCAGAAGGTTTCACATTAGCCGGTATCTCCGACCCAGAAGTAGGGGCGCAAGGAGAAACACATTCGCATAGTATGAATGTAAGAGTTCCGAATGATGCAAGCACAGGATATGTGTCTGTCCTTGCGAGTGTATCTCTGGAAAGCGTCACAGGCGGAGGTAATGCTGAAATCACAACTACCGTCACTTGTAGTGAAACAGGTGCTTCTGTCTCTAATACAAAGATAATATCGCAAGGCTCAAGCAACTCGAATGTAATACTTCTCCCAACTACATTCTTGAACGGTGCTTCTACTGCTAATAATACTCTGACAGTGACCTTTGAAAGAAAACCGGCGCAAGGCAACGATGGCGCAGGTTATCAGTCTCTGGTAATACACAATGTATCAGTCAATGTAAGAAGATACAACAGCCCGACAGTGGCACAGAGCGATACCTTTAGGGGATATTGAGATGGTGGGTCGGGAGTAGAGGTGAGAGAGCCAAAAACCAAAGGAAGAACCCAACAGAAGTGAGGAAACTCCCGACCCAGACTGACATTAATTTTGAGAATTATTAAGGTTTCCATTCCTTTCTTAAATCCTTTATTCTCTTTGCTAAGACTCTACCGACTCCCTTTATTTTCATAAGGTCTTTCTGTCTAACCTTTGTCTTTAGCAAGTTAGGAATAGAACCGTATTGTTCCAATAGTCTTTCTGCTATATCTTGACTGATTCCTTGTATTCCCATCAGAGCCAGAAGTCTTGGGTCGGTAGGCAAACTCTTAATCTTCTTATTCAATTTCAGACTCGAAGTCATTTGTTTTTTGAGATGCGAAATAGCAAGCCATTCAACAAACTCATCCATAGTAGTGAATTGAATAATCCTTATTTTAGGAAAGTGCGAATATACTGTCATTTTGAAAGATTTGATTACTCTGTTCATCTTTGCTATTTCCCTTGATATTTCATGGGCTTTAGCCTTCCTTCCTTTGAAATATGGTTTCAGTTGTGTGCCATAGATGGCAAGGAAAGGAGTATCGCAAGATTCGGATAATTCATGTAGTTGATGATTGATTGTCCTACCGTTCCTACCTATACCTAAGATACTGCGATACAAATCATTTATTTCTTTAGCCTCTATCACCCATTCTCCTAAAATATAGTCTCCATGAGGTAGTCTTTTTACCATGACTTCTCCCTTTGGGTCTACCTTACGATTTCCACAGGCAACGAATAACTTATGCAGAAGTTTCTCGTTCTCTCTGTCGTCTGCGTATATCATGTTATAAGACAAAACTTTGTCATACTTAACTACAATACCAACAATCTTCTCCATTACAGAGATTATGTTTGCGATACCAAAAGGGAGAAGGGGCGTTTCTGTAATTTTGCATCCCAACCACATACTTCTTTGTGATATTAGGATGGTAGTCAATCCAATCAAGAGCCTCAATAAAATCACAGATGTTATCTGCTATCTCATCCTTTTCCTCTTGCGACAAATCTCTTGGGTCGGCATACCATCGTAGTTGCCTGCTCATCTCTTGAACAAGAGCGACACGGACATGATGGGGTGGATTAGATACTCTAATTGCTCTATCGAGACAAGTAGGTAGGGCTACCTCCCCATTATGATTCCCAACCTTTACGGTTGCTCTTTGTGTGCTTGGTATTCTATCAACGAAGGGATTCTCATTATTCCACATCACTAAGTCAAAGCAAGAATCAGCGTTAAAATCGCCTGTAAAGGGGTCTAAATGCTCTAAGGTAGGTTGGGGTCTATTTGGTATTTTGTAGCCCATAGGGTCTTCAGAGAAGCCATTATGGTCAATTACAACACACCAACGATTCCTTGTGACATTGTAGGTATTAGAGACACGAGTAAGTTTTTCTGGGTAGCCTACTCCGTCAAGTGAAATAAGACCTTCCGCCATCTTACGCTCATACCTATCAAGATGCAAAGCCCACTGTCTGCCTCTAACAGGTCTTTTGAAAAACTGATGAACATGAAAACCTCTGCCGGTAGCCACTAACCTAACTTCACCTTCAAGGCGGGAAAGGAGTGTGGCTACATCGTTCTTTACTGTCTCCATATCATAATCTTCGTTAGTATCAAAATCCCACCATGCCCTGTCTATAACTACACTATCGTAGTCTGTTAAATCATCAAAAGAATACAGGCTTGTGTAAATATTACTCATGCCATTTAGTTTAGATAGATAGGAAGTAAAGGTATCATAATCAAGACATTTTTGTCTTTTCAGACCTATCTGTCTGGGAAATGATAGTTTGGCTCTCATGGTATTCACCATGTCCTTAGTCCTTAATAAACTGCCTATGACCACACATCTTGCAGATATGGTATTTTTCAGAAGCAGTATCTATATCTCCGGTAATCAACATCACAGGCGTAGCCCAATCTTTATCTGTCGCAATAAAAGCGTCACACATTTCACATATCATTACAAATCACTCCATAAATTTTCAAGACCATTTCTTTCACTCTCGCAAGACATTGAAAAATCACACCATAGAGGGCAGAAATAATCATTCCAATTCATACCCCACTGATGTTCTTTGATACCACTTACACATTTTTTAAGTGATTTGCTAAAAGCAGAGAGGCTTGCGCCGTGAATCTTCTCTACTACTAAGAAACCTTTAGCCCCCTCTGCTATTGCGACTTCTCTTTTAGAATCAGAATCAAGCCATCCTTTCTCTGAACAGAGGACTCTATCTTCATCCCACTCATCCCAATCATCTTTCCAATTGCATAATTCTGCTACAAACTTTGGATTAAATGCGTCTGGGGATAAGTAGGCAAAATGAGTTATAGGTCTGGTTTCACCCATAAGTTTTAGCATATGAGTATAGTAGCACATCTCTTTGCGAGTCTTATCAAACTTAGTCTTAGCCATATTACCTGTCTTCAATTCATATATACACAGACCGCCGTCTGGGTGTTCAAGAATACCATCAATTAGACCGACAAGCACTACTTCATTTTCAGCATCCCATACTACTCTCTTGACTTCATACTCAACGGGTTTGAAGTTTTCAAGACCCCATCTCTCTATCCTACATTCTTCTAAGAATGCGATTACCTCATTAGCAGGGTCTTCTCTTTCTTCGGGGATTAGTGGGCCAAGAACAGACTGTCCTTCCCAATTATCATATAGAGTCTCTAAGTTAGTATGAACATACTTACCACGAGCCATAGCCTCTGTTTCCGGCAATCTCCTATCCTTGAGTTGGACTCTCGACCACCAATATTTACGAGGACAGCCATCATAACCTATGAAAGAAGACTTCGACATTCTTAGGAGTTTGTCGGTGTCGTTAGGGTCATAACTGCTATTAGCATCTAACTCCTCAACAGACATTTCTGTTGGGTCTTTCATAATCATTCCTCTTCTAAAGGTAGAGTAGTCTGCTCTGTATCATCAAGAGAGGCTTCGCAGTAAGGACATATGTCTGGCTTTTCAATGCCTTCAAATTGTGGCACTCTGATTGAGCCAGAGCATGAAGGACATTCATCTTCTGAAATCAAATCAAGGTGTTGTAGGGTCTTCAATATCAGAGTATTGTGTTTCTCCAATTCTTGCATAATCATGTGTAGGAAGCCATCAATCCTTCCGGCCATGATACTCATCTTTTCGTCAATTTGTTTTATCGTAGGTTTCTTAGTTGCCCTGCTCATGTTATCTCCACACACCTATGACTTAATAAACCTACCTCACAACCAAACTACATCAGACAGGCCATTTAGAGAATTTTGCAGAGGCATATAATCCCAATTCATAACTTCGTAATAGGGAATTACCTTTTCCAATACAAACTTTCTTGCTAATTGTTTGAATCCCACTTTAGCAATACCTTCTATTTCAGATGGGTCGTCAAATGCTATGTATTCGCCATGCTCGTCTAAAGTGCAGAGGAAGTAGTCGTCTTTGCGATAACCTTTACCCAAATTGTCATTAGCCCATTTAGCACCTGCTCTGGCCTCTGATAAGACGGCATATTTATGCAAATCGTTGCTAAGTTTTGCTTTGATAGTTAAATCTGCAACGGGGATTCTCTCGGCAATAACATCTTCAATTAAGTTAGCCAAAGCATCGGTAGTTTCCTTTTCACCCACGCCTTTTAAGATATTATCAATGACTATACCCATAGCGTTTTTCATAGCCTTTGGTAATCTACTTTGCTTCATCTCGATTCCTTTGACATACCTCTCGGCCTCATGATATTCCCCATCAGTCCAAGAAACAAGACCTGCGTAGCGGTTCTTAGCCATAACAAGGAAGGATTCAGACCATTTCTCAAATTCTGTAATGATAGGTTTCATCTTATCATTTATTATTCGCAGAGCATTGAGACCCTTCTCTGGGTCTGGCACTTCTGCCATAATAGAATCAGTATGTCCGTATACTACTCTGAAACCTAAATCTTCCGCATGGTCTCTTAATTCACCCAGAGTCTTTCTCGATGTGTATGTGATAGCATCTGCGATTTTAGGGTGATACATACCAAACTTAGCATCTCCCGCTACACCATACATAGAGGCTACGAGAGACTTAGTTGCGTATTGCAGAGCATCATACCTCTTAGCCTCTTCTTCTGTCTTTGCTTGTGCTTTCTTTGCTTTGTATTTGTTTCGCAATTCAGTCATGTAGTCCATCTGTCTACCGAGAAGACCACTCTTAGACATATCAAAACATGTGCCATTACCGCAATCTTCCCCCTCTTCATATAAAGTAGTCCAGCAGATATTGTATTTCTTGACATTACTATGATACATGGCCTTTACATCAAAGATACCTATGTTGCGATACACTCCGGCATTAGGAGTCATAATATCCGCACCTTCGTATTCTACTTTATCGAATTGCGCTCTGCTTGGTATCTTCAAATCAAACTCTTCATCTCTCATGCAGAGAATAGCAAACATCTTGGTGATAAAGGGAGTAGAGCGAATATCGCACTGAACGATATGTTGCAGAGCAGTAAAGTAGCCGAGAACATCAACCAAATCATTTAACTTCGGTAGTAATGCTACATCTTGCCTTGCATAATCAAGGTAAGTGCCAAAGTCTGTGTAGTATGTATCGTGTCCGTCTTTTAGAGGAACCTTTTCTTCACCGAGACAGTGATTAGATACTGCGTCAAGAGACATAGCAGGTAGTTGTCCGTTCTTCAAAGTCCATAGTTTCTTGAAACCTATCATCAAATCTATAACATTCCTACCTACAATGGGTTGTTCCCAATCACCAAAACGCCACCTAACTCTATTCATAGGGGATAGTATGCCTGCCTTGATATTATTGTGTCTCATACGAGTAAGAAGTTGTTTACAGTCAGCGTTTGTGACATTCCAACCTGTGATTATGTCTGGGTCGTGAGCCTTCATAAGATTAGCAACATCTAACAACATCTCTCTCTCGTCTGAACAACATTTGAATCTTCTATCCCCTTTATCGCAAGAGGTATTTCCGTATGGATGGTCTTTGCACGGTATACTATCGTAATAACCGGCTTCATAGTCTGCATGTGTAAACCAGACAAACTCGCCTTTCTGCGAATCTCTAACTACTACTATTGTTATTTCGCCAGACTCTATTTTCCACTCCATATCAATATACCAGACTCTATGCTCGTAGTTATCGAAGAATTGACCGCTATCAGCAAGAACCTTATTCTCCCATTTGATATTATTCTCCCATGTCTCCATGTTATCCGCTATCTGTTTCATATCCTCTGTGGAGTAGAAACTCTGCTTGATTAAATCCTCTCCGTAGAGACCTGTGAAACCTTCTTCTTTAGCACATGCTATGCCTATGTCCTTATCGCCCTTTTTGGTGTATAAGTAAGGCAACATGTCCTTACCGAGAACGGCTCTTTTCCTGTTGCCTTCTTCATCTCTGTAAAAGACATTTACGGAGTTTCCTCTACCCCTCTCTACTATCATGCAGAGAGATACTTACCGAGTCAATATAAATCCTCTGATGCCTATACCATGAGACTCAAGGCAATCCATAACAAACATAGGGGAGACTGAATACCTCTTTGCTATTAACGAAATTGTGCTTTTGACATACTGTTCTTCAAGCCATTTCTTATCTCTGAATCGTGTTAATTTATCATCTATTTCCATAGATTTTACGATGTTCTCTATGACCTTTAATCATACCCATTCCAACGCATTTGTGTTTGGAATATCTTTAAGTCTCGCTCTCATTCGCTCGCAAGATTCGGAGTATAACTCTACCATAGTCGAGTTCCTACCTAATAATTCGCAAGCGATTGCTGTTGTCCCAGAACCTGCGAAAGGGTCTAAGACCCAATCATCTTCATCGGTGCTTGCTAAAATACATTTACTTGGTAATTCAAGTGGGAAGGGTGCTTCGTGTCCGTTGCTTGCTGGGGTCATATCCCAGACAGTGAAAAGATTATTCGCATTATAGTGATAGTCTGGGGATTTCGTTAGCATAAATATCTGTTCGTGTTTAGGTATAGGTCTCTTGATATAAGCCTCCGGTTGAGGATATGATTTGCTTTTATTCCATATTATCTCACTTCGCAATATCCAACCATCGGCTTGTAAAGCAAGAGCCAATCTCCAACCTACACCTATGAGATTCTTTTTAGCAAGACCTTCAACATTCCTCGCACCCCACTTATTCTTAGAGTCTTTCCTACCGCCTTCTTTGTAGTCAGAACCTGCGCCACCAGAGCCATTATATGAATCGCCTATGTTAAGCCATAATGTGCCATCATCTGTTAGATGTTCTCGCACTTTGCGACATACCTCGACCATACTTTCTATGTATTCGTCTAAGGTCTGCCCTCGACCTATTTCATCATCGTCTTCCCCATAAGTCCTCATACCATAGTAAGGCGGGGAAGTGATACAAGACCTATACTTTCTATCTCCCAAATCTGCTTTGAGGAAATCAGAACATATAATGTCGTGCTTCATCACTTAATCCTCTTATACTCATAGGTATATGAATTGATTGGTATTCTCTGTATGTAGCCCCACTTTGCGAGAAGCATTAGGATTCTCGATACCATACGGGTGTGTATTCTGGCATTAGGTCTACAATACTCATTAGCAAGATTAGCAATATATTCTGCCGTGAGAACCTGCCCCACTTCCATATCTTTCAGAACCGCATACATAACTACTATTTTTCTATGCAGTTTGGTGATAGACATAACAGAACCCATATGACTCATAGTCCATTCTATTTCAGAAGTGGGGAGTTTTATACCCCTACTCGCAATATTCTGAATCCTATGGTCGGGTTGTTCTTCTACCCACTTTGCTAAATCTACACTCATACTACTCCTCTTTGGAATATAACATTGTTTTCCATGTCTACTAAGACCATAGAATAACCTTGCGATTCTTCTGTGAAATCTAAGAAATAGACATTTATCAGAGCATCAGTTAGGCAATTCTCTAAACCACCCTCAAACTCAAATTCAAAAGGCTCTGCCTCATCCTCTGTGCTTGCTAAACAAGTCTCTGTTTTACCTAATAGAATATTACCAGACTCGATGTATAGACGCTTGTCAGAATCCCACCTTAACAAACACCTATTTACTTTCTGCCCGTTTACATTACCTGCATCAATAGCATTCTTCAATTCAGAGCCGGAAATCTGCAAATCAAGAAATGACTTTCTTTCAGTGCCGTCTCGCATTGTATAAGAACCTGTAAGTGGATTAATAGAGGCTATTCTATCAACTGATTCTGTATACCATTCACTAACTGTTTTCTTTGTATGCGGGAACGCTAAAGCCCTTGAATCAGCCGAAAGAGTAGTCTGTTTGCCTGTTGATTTGACAACTATTTTATCTTCTTTAGATTCTAAAGTAATAACGCCAGAATGAGGTCTTAGAACACCTAACATTTTCTCAATGTCCGGTATAATGTATTCTTGGTCGTCTGCCTCATTTGCTAAACAGGAGAAGGTAGCGACACTTGATATTCCATCCCTTACTATGTTAGTAGTGCATAACAAATTGTCTTCTAAAGCGTTAAGCACACAACCTTTCACTTGAGGTATGGGTTTACCATTGATATTGCATACTCTCTGTGTTTTCTTCAATAACTTCTCTAATTCTGCCTTACTTATCTTAAGCATATACTATACACCTTCCTATGTCCTTATTAAACCACCGTGATATACGGATGCTTTTCTGCCATCTTTACACACATCTTACACGGCTCTTTTTCTTTGAAATTACCCCATTTATCAATAGGTTGCTCTGATGTATAGATACCGAAAGTATCTATTCCTTTACATATTAAGTATGATTTCCCAGAGACCCCTATGTCAACTGCGTAATGCCACTGTTTTTTGCGAGACGGGAATACCTGCCTAACTTTCATTGTCAGCACCCCATTTCAAGAACGGCAGACCGAACCATTCAACATTACCATCAGATACTCGCAAAACAGTATGCGTAGTGCCTAAATGTTCTTGGTTCCACCCTTTCATTTCTTCTATGGTTGCTCGAATTTCCCACTCGTTTTCATTCATCTGCGGGTCAGACTTAACTCCAGCCGCAACATCACCTTTCTTAGTATATCTTGCTAAGAAAATCTGTTGCGAAAATAATCTCATAGTTCCCTTTTCCCAATCGGGTTGCTCGCCTACTTTCATCAGACCTTTCTGTCCGTTTCCTATGTCTGCGAATTGCTTAACATCTTTCAGATGGTAAGTAAAGAATACTGCGTCAACAGGTAGTTGATGCGCTCTATTCATTACATCACGGAATAATTGATTGCGAATACGCCACTCTGCTTGATTGAATTTGTCTCCATCTTCAACATTGATAGGATTCTTGCTACGATTCATCAGAACATCAGTCATAGCCAATTCGCACCACTTCAAGAAAGTGGAACCGCCGTCAATAATAACAGCACCTATCTCTCCATTCTTTGCTTCTTCTCCAATCAACTTGATGAAATATCCCATCTTATCAATAAGAGCAGTCCAATTTGTAGAATTATCTTCATTGAAGATAAAAGAATCAGTTTCGTCAAACAGAGGAACAACTTTTATGTTGTGGTCGTGTGGATAATTACACGAGACTGTCTGAATCGCAGAGTTATCAACATCTATAATGACGATTTGCTTGTCTGTTCTTGCTCTGGCAATATCAACCGCCAGACCTGTCTTAGCGCAGTTTTCTTTTGCGACAAGAGCCATTCTGATAGGATTATCAGAAACTCTTGGTCTTGAGAACAATTCTCTGAAATGTTCTATACCATACTTTGCGCCTTCTTCTTGCTTACTCTCCTCTTTTGTTCCCCAACTCATCGTAATCACTCCCAATCATCTAATTCAGTCTGGGAAGAAGAGTCAGTGTCCGTGAGGACACCGACTTCTTCAACACAGAACCAACCTGTCGTTGCTAATTTACCGTCTCCGTCTCGACTCACATAAGGAGAACCGACTACGGCTACAACCGAACCAACACCGAATGAAACTTTAGAATCCTCTTCTTGCGATACATACAAGTCAAGAGGGGCTGAAAGAGAGGTCAAATCTAAATCAGATAGAGTTAGAATATAACCACCGCTTTCTCTTGGGTCAATGTGTGCAACTTCCATGACTACACATACAAGAGCATCCCACTTCTCTTTGTCGTCAAGACCATTGACATAGTCTTCGATAAAGTCAAGACCATCAAGCATATGAATGTGGTCTGGAATTAAACCGGAACCATCAGACATAAGAGGGGCTTTAGGGAAGATACTCGCAAGGTTTGGGTCAAGAGTGTATTCGGAAACTCCAGCCTTTGTATACGCTACGCCATTCTTAGATAGATTAGCAGGTATCTGAAGAGGGGAGAAGGTAGGATAATTTACCTTTGCTAAATCTCCTCTGAATTTCATAGGTATCAGTTTTACTGCATCCCCACTACCCTGTTCTCTACCTAAGAAAAGACAAGTCCTCTCTAAATCAGAAGTTGCTCTTGCCTTTCCGTATGCGTAGTTAGGAGAACCCGAAGGGTATGTAGGCGAAGATTTGTTTTCGATACATACGAAATAACCTGTTCCGTCTCCAATATCTGTCGCTTGCTTAGGCAACTTGTCGCCAGACATTTCACCCAATTCTACTGCGAATGGAGTTTTGTTTGTAAGTGTAGGATTGTGAATAATCCTATATCCGCCTTGCGAATCATCGTGTAGATACAATGTAATCAGACCTTGTGCTACAAGGTTCTTTCTGCCTTCTTCGTCTAAGGTCTTCAACATATTCTGATACTTTGTATAGAATACCTTACCCCAATCTTTGTATCTTGGGCTACTCAAGAACATACCTTCTAACATAGTGCATCCACTACGGGATAGTCTCGCTTTCTCGGCTCTCATTTCAGCCGCCGCCATTCGCAGAGTTTTGTTTTCAACCTCTGCCTCTGATACGCCTGCCGCTACGAGTGACACAGCATGTGTGTCCTTAGCCTTCTTGTGTCGTGCGAGTAATTCATTCAATGAACAACCCACATTCTTTGCTACTCTTTCATACATCTCGCTACTTATCATCAGTTTTCACCTGCTTCATATTTCCGTTATACCCATGTCCTTATTAATCCCTCGATGCCAACATACGACAGTAATCCCAACGGACTATCGTCTCATCACAACCTTGCAGTATGTCTCTTTCGCTGATAATAGAGGACTCTATAACACGCATCTTTGCCTCTGCTGATGCGTCTGAATTGACAGCATAGTCGAAGACCTTTCGGATAACTACCCTCATAGGCATATCCTTAGTCAGACCTACTGCCATGTCTATACTTCTTTCCTTTGCACATATGCGTAGGAAAGTCTTAGGATTGAAATCTGATACATCAAGACTTAGGACAAAGGAGTCTCTATCATGATGCGCTACTGTATTGTATGCTTGAAGGCAATTGATAGCATTTCGCAAATCGCCTCTGTGAGAATGTGCTATTGCTCTGATATGTTCATCGGGAACATAACAGTTTTCTTTGTTGGATATGTAAATTAGTTTCTCTATAATCGCATCTATCTCTATCTCTTTGAAATGACGGAGTTGGCATCTCGATTGTAGGAAAGGAGTGACTTTGCTAATATCATTACAAGTCAGAACAAAATAGCAAGTTGCGTTTTCGATAACACCTTTAAGTGCGTCTTGAGCCTGTAAAGTAAGTCTATCTGCCTCATCTAATAAGATGATGGTCTCCCACATACCACTCTGCGACATAGGGATGATTTCTTCTTCGATAAACTCTATACCTCTGGTTCTTTTGCTACTTGCATTGTAGATATGCAAATTGAAATTAAGATGCCTTGCTAATAGATATGCGATTGAAGTCTTTCCTGTGCCTGCACCAACGCTATGTAGGAGGAAATGGTTCATATTCTCCTTTGTAATATTCATCATCTCTGATACTATTATGTCTTGACCCACGACTTCTTCAAATGTCTTAGGTCTATACTTCTCGCACCAAATCATCTCATCATCTCCCTCATCTCTCTCATGTGTAGGGCATACATATCTTCATCATAAATCTGTTGGCACTCAAGACACAAGGTCATAGAAGTCTTTGCTATACTATCTTTACAGATTTCGCAGAGAGGTATTCCTTCTTTTTTGAGCATCCTCTTTACAAGAAATCTACTTATTCTCTTCATTCTTCTTCAACCCCATCGTAGTCTTTACACAATAAACACATGTAAAATCCGCCCATATCTGTTGCCTCTACCTCACAGAATTTACAGACCATCATTCTTCCTCACCCCATGTCTTTAGGAAATCGTCAACTAAAGGCGCAAGTCTTCTATACATACCGAGAGGAGTCATACCCGTAGTATCAAAGAATACACTCTGATGAGCGTATTTTGTTCTTGAAAGTATTTCATCAACAGGTTCTAACTGCTCGCTTATGTGTGCAAACCCCGAAGCACCACGATTGATTAAGGTCTGCTGATTTGCGTCTAAGCGTATTACCATACCACCCATGTTAAGTATGTGCAAGGCTTCGTTAGAATGTCTCACATCATCAATAATAGCAACATCATAACCCTGTCTGTCGGCATACTTCTGCAATCTCTCAACCCAATAGTCAGGATTAAGTAATGCTCTGCGACTTTGACCCCACGCTTGAAGAAGAGGTCTCGTCAATGTCTTATCCTGTTCTTCTAACAAATCCCATAGGAAACGAGCCTCACGCTTCTGTTGTTTGTGGAAGAATGCCTGCGATACTTCTTCTCTAAGACTTTCTGCAAAGGATAGGATAGGTAATCCAAATCTCTGTGCAAGTAAAGTCGCAAGAGTAGATTTACCGGATTTCATATTTCCGCATATGCCTATGTATAATGTCATAGCCACACCCCCTTGCGGGAGTGAGAGACGGAACGCTTTGCGCTCTGCTTCACCGTCTTCCCACCCCCTGCGGAGGTTTTCCCATATCCCTGTATACCTTCTGGGAAGCAGTCGGCACAGAGAGGTAGTGAGTTTGCTTCTTTGTCTGTAATCTCGCCCATATCGTGTATAGGCGCACCGCAATAATACTTACCTCCTTCGGAAGTAAGGTGCGATTCGTTGTTATTCCTATGGAGTCTCCATTCCGCTTTGATTCTCACCATATTAGTGAGTAAACCCCATGTCCTTATTAATCAGACGGTTTCCTCTGACATATCAGACATTCAGACCAACCTTCTTCTATCAGTCTCATCTGTTTACAACCCAGACACATAACCGCATTCTTCTTTTCTGCGACAGTCATACTCGAATAAGGTCTTGTGAATACTAAATCTTCTTTGTCTCTGATGATTGAATCATCAATCGCATAGACAGAATTGATAGTCATTGTGCCATCCCCAACATCAACTTTATCTGTTCCTGTCTGTATAATCTGTATGTTTTTAGCAAGCATAGCAGAGAGGCTTGCATCAGAAGGCATTACTCTGAAATTACCTTCTTCTAAAAGAATACTCGCAACGGCAGAACGGGTCATTTCACCCTTCTCGAAGAGGATTTCTGCAATCCTTCTTCTTATTCTGGCGTTTGCGTTGTTTTTAGCCACATACTGCCCTTGACTTTGCGATATTTAACTACTCGTCTAACATACCTATGTAAGCCACCGATAAATCGCCAGAACCTTCTGAATATTTAGCATTAGAAAAGTATCTACTTTTACGATTAAACATTATCCTAAACAGTCTACCGATGATTTCATTTCTAAAAGGCATTAGCAAAAAAAGCCACATCAGTATCAGACAACCTTCAAATGTCAGAGCCATGATACCACCTTCTCTTTAGTCTTCTTCATCTTCTTAGGTAATTCATCTTTGGGGATTTGCGCTCTGATAAGATTAGCAACTTGACCATCTCTGATTATCATATCTCTATACTTATCACTCTCTCTGAACATATGCAATTCGCAGACCTCTACTTTCTTTTTCTTCTTGGGGAATGCTGGTCTATGTTTTACAGGACTTACGCCAAAACAAATAGCGGCTTGTTGCATATCCTCTGCACACCAACGAAAAGACTTTGCTAAAAGTCTGTATATGTCAATGTCTTTGACATTCTCTCGCAAGAAGGAAAGCATAAGGGGAACAGGCACTCTCTGTGTATTATTCCAGACCCTGTTCCTATCTTGCCAACGAAGAGTCGCTTGAATCGCAGGTATGTAATCGCTACCTTTTTTGTTTAGGCTTCTGTCATAGATAACTCTACTATCATCTATCTTAGGGGCTTTATCGCAGACTATTACCATTCTGTAATTTATGTAATCAAGCCAACCTAAACAGTCTTTTGCATCCGGTCTTTTGATATGACAGATAATCGTAGCGTCAATAGAAGGTGATGTGAAAAACCCGTCACCCTCTATGTATTCGCCTACACGATAAGGTTCAGCATCAAGCGTAAAAATGAGCATCCCCATCATACTCACCTATCATCTTTGTAAATTCTTTGACTCCGTCAGAATTTAGACGACTTAGCAAAAGACCTCTGCTTGCCATAATTCGCAGATGCCTTGATACAGAATAGACAGTTATACTACACGACCTCTGGGGTAGCGTCTCGATAGCCTTCGGTAGAAGTTGGTCTGCCGTAAACCAATCAGACAAATCCCACTCTTGGACTGCGGCTTCGACTGCTGAACCACGATACTTTTTACTCATTGTGGAACCTCCCATTCTGTGTCTACTTCACGATGGACTATTTCTAATAAATCTAACATCTCCATACATACATCGTCTTCATCTGCGTGTCTCTCCAACAATTCTCTGAACCTGTCGAAGGCTAATGCTTTGCGCTCATACTCACGAAGAACCTCTATTGTCTCTTCATAAGTGTAAGGCTCTCGCTCATCTAACTTCACATTACCCCAACATATCTGCGATACTTCTTCACATAATTCTTCCATCTGTGGTGCATACCACTTCTCATCAAATTCAATCATACCTATTCTGTTCATTCAATATACCCCCTTTTCCCATAACCAACAGTCTTCACACATTGGTTCATCGTCTTTCCATTTCATATCTTCTGCTTCACAATGTTCTCCGCATTCTTTACATTCCGGCATCATTCTTCCTCCGCTAACAAATCCATAAACGGGTCGTTCATATAAACCCATCGTTCAAAAGAATCCAATTGAGACCTACTAAGACCCCAAATCTCACGCACAGATGTTTTAGGAACGGGATAACGACCAGCATACCACTTGAGACCTTCTTGCGTAAGCAAGGCAATCAGACCATCGTCACACATCTGTTTAGCAATATCTGGGTAATCTTCTTTTGGTATGGTGCGAGAAATAAGCACCATCAGACTTTTGTTGCGCCACTTAACTCTCTCCCCTGCTTTCATGATATAACCTCCTTGTCAATCTGTTTAACCTCTCGTTCTTAATTTCGCATATCGAACAATATCTCTTACTCTTATCTGTCTTCTCGGCTGTGCATCCCTGCGTCAAACATCTTCTTCTACCCAGATTGCTACCCCCAGACAGTAATCACAATGCAATTGCTTTTTGTTAGATTTGACTGTAAACTTCGACAGACATACATGACGATTGCATTTTTTACAATATCTTGTTATCTTTCCGCTATGGAAGTTTTTACTCCCAACATATTTTTGTCCGTATTTCATAACCACACCTTCTCGTTTTCTTGTCCTATATTAGCAAATATATGCGAGATAATATCAACAGTCCACCCGTTCCCCAGAGCCTTGTATCTCTGCGTATTACTAACACCTTCGGTGTAGTTATCTGGCAGAGTCTGTAATCTCTCGCATTCCATAGGAGTTAATTTTCTCCATGTCGTCTCACTTGTAGCAATCTTAGATTCTCTATTGCCACCGCTACTTGTTTGAAGAGTAGGGCTTTTACCATCGGGATGATAGACCCTCTTAATCGCATCATGTCCTTTCAAATCCGCATCACCTACATGACATAGACCATCGTCACTAAAGACCAACTGTCTTCTATGTTTTTCAAAATAGGATTTCAGATTACCTCCTTTGAAATAGTTAGCATCGAGACAATGCGATTTATCCCTATCTACATAGCCATCAATCTCAAGTATATCTTTCAAAACAATCCCTTTATCTTTGGGTTGTTTAACATTGGGGATGTTAGTCCAATAAAGTCGCACTCTATTTTGTGCTGATACCAGACCGGAGTTGATACGGATAGGTTCTACTCCGAGTAAAGCAGTAATAGCATCTTGTATATCTTGTCGCATAACAACATTCTCCAACAAGAAGTATTTCGGTCTGAAATGATTTACAATATCAACAAACTCAAAGAAGAGTTTGCTTCTTGGGTCTTCAAAGTTTAGACCTTTACCTGCTAATGAAAAACCTTGACAAGGCGAACCGCCAATAATCAAATCAACATTCTCTAAATCCCATTCTTTCCAACCTAATATGTCTCCGAGTTGAACAGTATTGGGATGATTCTTCTGTGCTATCTGAATCGCATATTTGTCTATCTCTGATGAGTAGTAAGTATCAAACTCGATACCTGCTCTTTGCAGAGCAACACGACCACATGAGATACCATCAAAGAGAGACAGAACATTTCTTACTTTCATCTGACCAACCTCATATATCCACAATATATCTTGCGACCACATACATACTTATGGTGAGTATTGTATCTCGCTTCTGTGGTAAAACCACAAGAGTTGCACTTTCGCAGACCTTTTGGTCTAATACTATATCCCAGAGAACCTCTACCACCATTGTATGATATACCCATCAGACTTCCTCCCAATCTCCCTCTTGTATGTATGTCGGAGTCTTGAGAGCCGCAACACGCAATTCAATCTGATTTAGCAAATGAGGCTCTGCTCGCAGAACATCAACAAGTATGCCCATGACACCGTTGACTTGCTGGCTGGCAAGTAGCAACTGCGAATCAACCCCTATCTCTTTCTTCAAAGTGCCAATCAACTTAAGGGAAGAGTTAGCCTGTCCGATAAGTCGAGTCGCATTAGCAAGCCACTCACCGTCTATACCTTCCTCATCTTTCTTTGCTTCCCATTCATCAAGCCAAGAATTTATTCTACCGAATACATCTTCTGCCATATCCAGAGTAGTGATTGCTTCTTTGCGAGTCTCTTCTACTTGCTTTGCTTCTGTTGGGTCAAAGGTCATATGTTCTTTCATATGTTCCTCAACGATACCTGTCTCCCAACCATTCTTTATTTCTAAGTAAGAAGTAGTCATGTTGCCATTGTGAATTTGAATCTCTAAATCCTTTACCTGCGGGTGATTACAGAGAGGACACTCTGGGGATTCGAGAACCCATCTTAGAACCTCAATCTCTTTATGGTCGTCAGAATCTGCGATTCTGTTTTCTATCAACCATTTACTTTTCATTCTGCTAACCCCCAATGTATACTATTACACTTTTCACCGCCGGTAAGATAGTATGTCTTACCTTGAGTTTTTATGAATCTCTTATCTCTTTTCAAAACTTGACCGGCAGAGTTGTTGCTCTGTGGCATGTGTCGTGGATTCACTAAGCCCGTCAGATTATGCACTAACTCCTGTGTAGACGCAGGCCCATTTTCTACTACATAGGCATAACAAGCATCTCTAAAGACACGATATTTCTTTGCTTCAAAGACCATCTTAAGACCTCCTCGCTCTGAATGTAGCACTCTTGTATTTACCACCTAAGACGCTTATGTTAGTCGTATCACCAACATACTCAAATCTATCATCGTATTTTAGGACTTGACATATTTCTCGCACAGAGGGGGAGTTTTTCCACACCTTGCCGTCTTTTGTCAGAACCCTCTGCGTCAATTCATGTGTGTTATACTCGCCTTCATCCTCAAGTAAAAACTTGTGACAAGCATCTCTCCAATTCGCAAATCTCACTTCTCTTCTCGGTTTCTTTTTTCTTGCCATATCATACACCCCATTTCATGTTCTCGCTCTCATCCGGCAGACCAAACCTACACATAACGCCTCTCCTACCTCTGCCCTCTTTGCGAGGACTAAATTCAGAGAACCATGCTTGACCCTTCAATGTATCGTCAATCCATCTCTTTGCCGCTTGGTAATCGTGGTCTGTAATCAGTTTAGCAACATCTTTTATTAAAGTGCTTCGTGGCACATCTTTATCCCAGAAAGTAGTCTTGATAAGACGAATGTCTTCATCCATTACATCTCGTCTCATCTTCAAAGAAGATTCTAATAATTCGAGTAGCGTATCATCCATCTCGACCTGCAAGATACCACCTTTCCACTCTTCATCACACATCATGTGATAACCTATTGCTAATCTGCGAAACAAATCAGACTCAAATGAACGGACTGATTCTTTCATAACCCATTCTTCAAAGTCCTTGCTAAACATAACTCCCGTAGGGGGATTGAGAACGATTGACATTTGCCTGTCAATAAACCATGCTCGCAAATCAAGAATCTCACCTGCAAGATACGCCCTCTCCTCTCTCGTCATACTCGCTTGTTTATTCTGTGCTTCTTTGTATAGAGCCTCCTTTTCAGCATCCATGTTAATATCAATGATGAAGAACCTACGGTCAAGACCGGACTCCAAATCCATACGACCATGTTGTGTTCCTCCCCATACAGTATAGCGAGTATTGTATCGCACCCATCCATCACGCATACCTTTGTTTACACGCCCAGAGTCTAACGAAGTTAGCAACTGATTCTTCATGTCAATACTATGGTCTTTCTTGTTTGCATCTGATACAGATGAAAACTCTTCAAAGCAGAGGAAGCCACCGCAAGTCTCTCTTGCGAGAGGTCTTCCTACGATTTGACCATCATCATTTACAGACCCGAACATACCTGCCTCTGTGATAGAGTTTGGGCCAATCATAGTGCGAAAACCAATACCTCTGAATCCTTGAGGATTCCATAGGACGCCTGTATGTTCAGCGCAGAATAAATCAATCAGAACATTCTTACCGGAACCCTTTGCACCACGCATGAGTATATTGATTCTTGTATCTGCGATTGAGGAACGGGGAGTATAGATAGGATAGTTGGAGTGACGGAGAGGACAGTCTTCGATAACGAACCTACGAGAGTCTTCCCCATCTCCCTCTCTCGGCGCAAAGTCACACATACTGCATTTGTTTACAGTATTAAACAAATGACCGCCTATGCTACACAAGAAGATTGGAACCTTGTCTTCCACATCAATGATATGGTTTCTTTTACAGAAGTCAAGCATCCTGTCGAATATATTCACCCGAACATACCCCCTTCGTATTTACTCGCTCTCGATTTGTTAAGCATCTTTGTCATTACTTCATCTGCCAATTTGACCGCCTCCAGAGTTTCCGAAGAAGCCTTAGCATATATGTCTTTCGCTCTTTTCTTAGAACCTGTGATGTTGAAACCTTCCTTTTTCAGAATGTCAAGCGACTCATTTATGTGTGTATCTGTATAGACCTTTGATTCCATAGTCTGTCCGTGAGAAGGTATGATTAAGATTTTAGCACCTTCCCTTAGAGTTGCGAATATAAATGCCGGTAGCCAACCCCAGAGAGTCTGAAGACTATCTATATCTAATATGTCACCTGCCCCTATTTCTTCGCCCTCTACAATATGTGGTTCAGCAAACCCATGTCCGTTTCTCATATCAAACGCATCGGAAGTTAGTATCATAAACTTCTCGCAACCTATGTTATTAAGCATAACTGCTACATCTCTTGCGGGTGGATAATTGAATAGCCATGCGTTTTTTTGTGCCGCACCATCAGTGCTTATATGTGCGGGAGTAAGGACTTCAATTAGCAAAGTGCTTTTATCGTTTCCGTAATAGATAGGCCAGCCTGTGAAACCATAACTCAACATGGTATGCGGGGATGAAGGTATGTGTTTGGAAGTCATATATCCGATAGGTTCTGCATCCTTTACGAGTGAAGAACCTACGACTGCGGGTATATGGTCTGAACCTACGGCATCGAACAAGATAGCCTTGTTTATACCTTTAGGTATACCACTCATCCAAATAAAGTCTGTTTCATTTACTGTTATAATTTCGCCCATGATACCACCATACCCCTATGACCTTATGAATCTAATGTTTTGGAACCTCTGAAATAATTCAGAAAAAATAAAACGCAACACTCAAAGCACAATCAGATTATTCTTTTTTATTTCCTAAGAGTTAAAACTTTATTATTTACTAATAATAAGTCGAATCTTTTTAGAAATATATCTAAGAAAAAATAAAAAATAATCCGAAAACGCATAACCAAATGCGATTAATTCTTTCTGAATTAATTTTGCAGAGCAAAAATAAATCTTTCATGCTCGATAGAATCCCTCTCTATGTAGCGCATACCGATAGCATCTTTGTTATCTAAGTCGTTCTGCGGATATTCATATTCAGTCATTCTGAATATCATATCGTTTAGAATCTCTTTAGCAAAGGATATGTCGTCAGTTGCATGTGTCCTAATAGGTCTAAAGTCTGCGCCATCTGAATTGTATACGAGGCTCTGTGTGATGTATGTATTATCCGCATGTATGAGCATAGCATACTGCGGGTGCGAGCCGTATATCTCGGTAGGCACATACTCAAGACCCTGCTTAGACCTGTAAGGCGTGTAAATTTTTACAACGAAGTTGTGTTTTGAAATATCAGTTTCGATTATTTCATTCGCAACAACATCTTTAGCAACATAGCATTCCAGAGATTTTATTGAATTTGGGATTGTAATCTTTTCAGAAAGGATTGTAATCGTAATCAACTCCAAATGCGACTCTTCTATCAGTGCGTCTAATTCGTATTTAAAGAAAGGAATTTCTTTAATATCCCCTTTCATAGCCGAGTTTACGATAGTGCGATACATATTAGGTTGTATCGTATCTAAGAACGACCATACGGAATCATAGCCATCAAACACTACATGGTGTGAACCCACTTGCAGATGCAAGTAAGGTGAGAATTTTCGCTTGTTGCGACCATTCTTTCTCCAACATTGAAAGTCTATGACTTTGATTTCTTTCAGAGGACATATCAACCATTCGCCATGAAGTCTTATTGTCTGCATGTCAACAACATACTCTAATGAGTATATTGTATTTATGCACCCCCTACTTCATACTTGATACCATATAGGTATTGCTCATCGTTCCACCAATAAGGGGCAGGTCGGTTCTTCTGCCACTTTGCGAAATTCTTACTGTGATAGTATGCTCGGTATGCTACGACTGCATCTTCGTGTTTAAACTCATCCGGCATACACTGTGCGAAGGGAGTCATTTTCCCTTCGGGAATAAGATGTTGCAGAGACCATAGATGCTCTATGCCTTCGGCACACGCATGTTCTTTGCCAAATCTTTTGGTAAACTCTTGTGCTAAAGCAGAGGCATGATAACAAGCCCATATGAAATTGTCTCGACTCTCTCCCACCCAACGGGTCGCCGGATGGTTAGGGTAGCCTCCACGCATAGGCTTTCCGCTTGTTTTTGCGATTGGCATCTGCTCTGGTGTAGCACCGTGTCTGATACACGCAGAGCCGATTTGTTGATACAATTCGACTACCATCTTAGGCACATGCTTGTCGCAATACATGGTTGCGGCGAAAAAGGGATTTTCGTCTAATACGAATATGTTCATTGAATCAACTCCATTAGTGCATTATACTTTACTCTCATGTTTTCATGAGTATCATCCGCAATTAATTTGATACCTTCACGCAGTCGCTTGATTTCTGCAAGCAATTCAGACAAGTATTCTTCTAAATCACTGTATTCTTCGCCTTCTACTCCATAGTCAATTAGTATCTTTTTTATTTCATTTTTCATCATTCTAATCTCCCCTCTATCTCTTGCATCTTCTGTTCGATTTCCTCACGCAGATAATACACGATTTCACTCAACCAACCGTGTCTGTCTCCTAACTCGCTTGTGAGAGTGTCAACAAGCGTCTCCGCCAACTCTGCGTCTCTAAGCAATTGCTCTAAGTCGCTATATTCTTCTGCTAATTCTTCTAACTTCTGTTTTACTTCTGTCATTCTGTTTTCCTCCTACCAAACATTTTTGCGATTCTTACGGCTATCACGATTTCATTACAGGCATCACAACACCTTCCGTCATTTATGGGCTGGGCGTTATGCCCCCCATCCCAATACATTTTACCATTATGGTATTTCTTCTCAATCTCTCCGCTACAAATACTGCATTCCATATTTCTCAACTCCAATAGGGGCTACTCCTTTTTAATGTCTTGCTTTACAAGGAATTGGTCAGTATTGATTCTTGTCTGTAAGACCTTCGCTCGCCAATCGCCCTCGTCTATCTTGCACTCTTCGGGAGTCTTGCCTTCGGCATTCACACAATAACTGCGAATGTCGAGCATCTTCTCCGCATAGGAACATTTACCGCAGACAATATCCCGTAGGTTATACCTGCTATATACCGTATGAGACTTCTTTACATTATCTCCACAGAGATTGCATTTTTTCGCAGTCATTATTCTTCTTCCTCCCCATAATCCGCCTGCGTGTAGTTATATTCCTCTCCCGAAGTCCATTCTTCGGGAACCATGTTTTCAAAAATCCATTCAAGACCTACTATTTCCGAATCTTTATTCGGTGATTCGCAAACTACTATGCACGGCCCTACTAATTGTTCGGGGTTGTCAATCGTATGCCCCCATGCGGCGAATGAGGCTATTGGGTTAGGAAACATTCCTAACAAAAGACCTTCTTCGTTTACAATAACATCTTTGACTTCTGTCAAAACTGCTTTGCCTTTGCTTGTCGGTAGTGCGAATTTGTTCTGCGTGGTGACTACTGCGTATTCAATAAGCCCCCCCACATGCTTCTGCATCTCCTCTAAGGTCGGTTCTCTTTCTGTCAATTTAGCAACGCTACCATCAGCATTGATAAACATATATGTTTTATTCATCTTGTCATTCCTCCTCTGTTTTTGTCTCTCCTAACATTAGCCTCTATTTCTAATAGAGCCTTGTCGCAAATATTACGCCAAGTCCTAAGTCGGGTGAGTATATTATGTGTCTGCTCTGGAACGAGCATAGTATACGCTTGAGTCATATGCTCAAGCATAACAACGGCTTCTTGCAGAGCCTGTATGGTATTTGCGTGTTGATACAAAGTATCACGCCCACATTCCCGAAGAGAACGGGTCGTCATCGTTCTCATCACTGTCGGGGTCAATTCGCAAAGAATCCCAATCACGAGGTTGAAGTTTACCTTCTTTCTCTAATCTCTTGCCTTCTGTAATCATATCTTCGATTACCATTTCCTTATCATCTGTGTATGGTGCTGTGGTAGTCTCTACGGGAATCTTACTCGTGCAACTACTAACATAAGCGTCTATGACCGGATGGAAGCCACGAGGAACGGCGATACCTACATCTGACTTGATGAAATCCGGCACACATATTTCCAATGTGCTTTGCATGATTTCCCACAAGTGAGCGTATCTCCTCATTGTTTTCTGTTCTTCGGTTTCATTCGCATAACCTTTAATTTTTCTTGATGGTAGGCCATCAAGGTCTGCTTCCACATCTAACACAAGGTTGCATACCAATATGCTCTCGCACATATCCATGACTTCTTGTGCGTCAATTTCTTGCTCTGCAAGGATTTGTCTTGCGATTACATTAGCCTCATTCAAGGTCTTTAACGCTTCTTCGTCTGCGTCTTTAATCGCAGGTCTTCCGTCTGCTTTGTATAGACCTCTGTCGGTCTCCCACACTATGCCATTACCTACTACACATGAGTAGTAAAAAGTGACGGCATCACTTTCAGTCTTAATCATATCTGCTCTAAAATCTTCGTCTTTAAACATTTTTTTCACTCCTGTTCAGCCTCTTATAGGGGGCTTCTCCTATTAATCGTTTTCCGCACCACCTTTTAGTTTTGACTTTGACTTGTCAAAGTCACTTTGTTTGATGGCATCCACATGAACATATTGCTCAAGCGCATCTATGTTCACAGTCCAACGGAAACGAGACCTATGTTTGTGTATAGCAAACACAAACTGTTCATACATCATTTGGGTTTCTTCATCCCAATCGTTGACTTCTCTCATGTGCTTTCGCACTTGTTCAGCCGCACCCACCTTAAGCGACCTGCCTAAGTGTTTGCATAGGTGGCATCGAGGGCATAGGGATTGCACCGCTATGAGAGTCTGCTCATTCTTCACATCGTCATACAACCAAATCTCATGGGCTTCGACAGCCCATTTGCGATTTTGCGAAAAGCCATCTTGCCCACACAATTCACATTTGTTGTCTGCCTGTTCATAGACAAACTTACGCAGTCTGTTCCACCCCGAAGGGGGCATAAGACTACGCAGGTTTGAACCCCATGTTCCGGTAGGAACCAACTCGCAGGTAAGAGGAACTCCTTTCATTACTCTTCCTCCTGTTGTTCTTCCAGCCACTCTTGAAATCCAACATATTCAGCCTCATCCCACATTTCGCATAGAAGCCAATCGCCTTCTTTGGAAGATATTCCTGTATCTTCCCATACATGATTATCGTAATCAGTCAAGACCCAAAGTGTTTCTCTGTCAGTATTGTATGCCATGTGGGGTTTAGTCCAACCATGTTCAGCAAAAAATTCTTCAGCGATTTTATCCCATATGTCAGCCGTTCTTTCGATACGCTCATACATCATATCTTCATCGTGCAGGTAATACCATGCCATTTCGCTTGAATATCTCATTTTTTCCACCACCTTAAGGTAGGCCACTCCGCCCACATATCGAATATCAAAATAGACCCTCCAGAGCATCTGCTACTTGGTCTTTGATAGACTTGAAATCAACCTTCTGCGATTCTACTTTATTGTCTCTAATCATTTTCTTATGATTAGATACAATGGTTCTTGCGACAGTATCTCGGTGAGTCGTCATCATCACAGGCACATCATGTTGACCGCACATATAACCAAACTTTGTTTGTAGCATATCTTCATCGCAGATAGCACAAACTCCCTCGATTACAGGCTTGAACAGGTCAACCACTACATCAGATACATAGCCATCCGGCCTACGCATAATTACATTAATCTTCGATTGGCCCGCTATGGTGTTGAACCTAAGAGCGACATAGTCGTTATCAAACATTCGCAATCACTCCTCCTCATCTTCCAGCAATTGATAACCTGCTTCAACGGTCTCTTTCAATAAGCACAGGTTTACGAATGCGTCAACTGCGCTTCCGTTAATCAATTGTGCTATTACTTCCATCAACGCTTCATCTATGCCCTTAAGCAGGTCAATCGAAGCGTCTTTCATTTCCAATGCTGTCTTTATCAATTCATCTCTTCTCATTTTTCTCACTCCTCTTCTTCTTCCTCGCAATAACAATCAGTCTGACCTATATGTTCACATATAGGGCAGAAAAGACCGTCTTCTATTAGGTTATCTACATACTCGTGTAGACCGATTACATACATAATCGGGTCTACAAGTCTGAATACTCTCGATGGTGCGCGAGGCACACCAAAGATTTCAACATCTTCGTAGCAACTGTCTAACATATCATCGTAAGCCTCATGGACTTCTCGGCTATAATCGTCTTCGCTCATTCTCATCACTCTTCCTCGTGTGTTAATTCTAAATAGGGGTCGTCACTATTTAACTTCTTCTTAACCCAAACTATCTCATCGGTATCTCGCATATGTATAGCGTCATGCTTGTATGCGAGAGATAGGTGTATACCTATGCGCCCGTCATATCTGACAACGCGAGATTCGAGTATGGCTACCCATACTCCTTCTCTATTCTCAATCATATCTAACAACATTTGCGAATCACTCCAGAGGATGTGGAACATCCTTATCTCCAAGAACCCATCGCAAAGATTTTACAACGCCCTGTAAGGCTTTGTAATTTCTCATGTGATACATGCGTTCAGACTTCTCGCATGTCTGTAAAGCAAGCAGGTGTCTGTTCTGCTTGCGCTCTGCTCTATCGAGCATATTCTCTATCTCTGACCAACTTCTCTCATAAGAGAAGTGTTCGCTATCTTGATGGTCGCTTAGAGTCATTCTGACTCCTCTCTGCTTACCGTGATACCACGCAGGGTAGAAGGGAATGGTCTGCGAATGAATTGCCACAATTCATCCCACTCACCATCCCATGCGTCTCTCTGATGTAGGAGTGTTTGTTTATCATCATATGTATGAACATACATGACTCCGTCATGTAGTGTTATAGTGATACCTGCTGAACCTCTTGCCTTCATTCTGAAGCACCCCCAATCGCAAAGCCGGTAAGTTTGAAGTAAGCCGTTAGGTGTATCGTATGCTCACATGAAGGGCAATCGAAATCATCAAAGATTTCGATGTTCTCATCGGCCTCCATCACAGTCATACCATCGGGATAGAAGTCTATACAGACTTCTTCTTCACAATTTTCGCAACAAACCCATTTTTCCATTTTCATTCCTCCTTGTTCCAACCTTTCCATTTCATATACGCCATTACGCCTTTAGGTGTAGCCCATCCCACAGGTTCATGACCTTGACCGAGAGCCAAAACTTCAAGCAAACCGTCTTCTGAACCGTAGCCATAATTTATTATGGAAAATTCTTGACCTACATCTATGCGCTTCGCCCTTACATTAAACTCGCCATGACTAACTTGTGAAGCCTCAAACTCAAAGTTTGAATCTTTCGCAAGCAACTCAATACAATCTAAGATTGGAATAATCTCCATCACTCATCACCCCCGAATATATCTCCCATTTCTTTAGCAATCATAGCAGATACTTCTGCTATGGAGACTTTCTTAGTGCTTCTCTCCGAAGGAGAGCGAGGCTTGATTTCTGGTAGGCCCATTGGCCTACCTGCTCTTGTTGCGAATCTTGAAGCAGATTTGGAAGGTCTTCTCTTACCTGCGCCCTTGTATCTGCTAAGAGAGAAAATACTTTTTCTCTGCTGTTGTTTGTGTTCGTTGATTTGTAGCCACAAATTAGCATTCTCTTCCTCATCGTAATGAGGAACCCATGCAAGTGTAGGTGTGCCGAATCTCGCTTGCCTTAAGCGAATACACTTCTCTTCATGGTCTTTGTAGACCATTACAGGGGTCACGCCCTGTGCGTCAAACCTTACATTGGCAATACCAATGTATTCATATCGCTCGTTTTCATAATCTATGTCGTCTGTCATTTTTTCATCTCCGTTTCGGTTGGTGTTTTCTCGTCTCCTAAAGGTGGGTTTCCCATATTTAAACACTTCTCGGTGCATAAAGTAGGGCTTCATCTATCACAATATCTGCGTATGTAGGCTCACCCTCCCACTCATCTTCATCTAAGTCCGAGTAGCAACCGTCTTCCCTCGTCTCTGCTACACGCATTCGCACGGCCTCAAACATCATGCAGGGCAAATCCACACAAAACAATCTCAACGAACCTATAACGCCCCATCTCATATTATGCAGGCTCACGCTTTTTGGTTCCTTTTTGACTATAAAGTCAAGAGAATCAACTAAATCAAAATCCTTCCTATCAATAGGAAGTCTTTTGCCAGCCCATGAATCTCTTTCTAATGACCTATCTTTTAGTTGGCTGATGAATGAATTGAGAAACCTATAAGCATCTTTATGCTTAATTCCCAATTCCCTGTAAGCATCAAGCATTTCGTCATATATGCGGTGACTGTGTATATACAACCACTTGAAATCGCAGTTATACATAGACAAATTTTTGCTGTAAGCAAACATATTAACAGCAAAGATTCTTGAAGTTTCAAGAATTTGTCGCAGACCATCCATTAGAGGATGAAACATATATTGTTTATCAAATGGAAAATAGTGCCACTTGTGATAGAAATATGTCTTACCTACATCTTCGATGTTGAAGCCCATATTAACAAAATTATGAATCATGCGTGTGTTTCTGTTGTCAACATTGTTGACAAGCATATCATGTTCATCATGTGTAGGCCATGTATAGAAACGCCTAACGGGATTTCTTTCGATTTCGCAAATAGGTTTATCGTCTTTGCTTATGTCATAGCGACACTCACCCATACACACATACATGTCGTTAAACGACATGTCTTTTATCCTACCATCTGCCAAAGCGAATTTCATTCGCTCACCCCCATGCTTGCCGTCATGCTCGGAATCACGATGATTACATCATCGGGATTTTGTTCTTCATGAATTGCGATTTTCATAATCCCATCAAGCATAACATTACACGCTTGTAGGTAGTTGGTCTCATCAATGAGACCCTCTGCGATTAAATCAGAATCTCTGAAAGCCTTTAGGTTTTCAGCGAAGTCCAAGACGGGAACCTCGACCTTGATTTGGTTTCCTAAGAAACCAACATCGTTGGCTAATTGCGTATAGGTAATGACATACCTAATGCCCTGCTTGTAGTTTAGACACATAGCCTCTGCTAAATCTTCGATTTCAATCTTCATCATCACTCATCATCCTCCTCATCTGAATCACCACTAACCCACTTGGTTAGTGCTTGCTTTACATCTTCAATGCCTGCTCTGATAGCGTTTTCAACGCTATTTTGACCATTACCTGTTCTCATGACATGAGCCTTTTCAAGGCCGATGATTTTTGCGACTTCTTTACCTTGAGCAACGCTCAAGTCTCTTGACATACCAAGACCTCCGTTTGCCCTACCCATGTGCGCCCACATACCAAACATGCCACTTCTAAAGAACCACGCTGAACCTGCACTCGCCGCGATTGCTTCATTCAGACCTTCATCGGCATCCTTGATTTTGACTGATGCTAAAGCATTTGTTGTGCCATTTGGAGAATCGTCAAGGCAACTTGCTGAATAAGCGTAAGCCCATACCTCAACTGCGAAACCTGCTTGACTAAGCAGGTCGGCGGCGGCGAGGGCGACTGCTGTTCTTGCGAAAATTACATCGGCAGGCACTCCACAATTACCTCCGGTTGGCACTACAAGTGCCACAGCCTCAACAGGTGCTGAACCTCTTCTGATAGTCCTACGGAACATCGAATCGCCATTTAGTAAACGAGTAGCGTTTACTTTGCCTCTGCTATCAGACCACTTAAGCATACGCTTAAGTTGTGACAAGTCAATTGAATCTACAAGGTCGGACATCTTGTCTCGACAAGATGCGATTTGCTTGTGGTCATTATCTACATACTCGCCTAACTTACCTGCTACATCTCTGCGAGTCTTGACGCTTGAATCACCTTTTAGGTCATTACGACCTAACCAATCCAAGTCCGGTGTTCTTGACAAAGGGTCATACCCTTTGAAGTCGGATGGACTAAGGGAGTCAATAAATTGACCTGCATCAGCAGGGGTATCACTGATAGTGAAATTACAGGACAAGTCCTTAGACTTGTGGAAACCTACCCTTGTGCCATGCTCGTAGCGGATTACTTGTGTGTCTGTCATGTGAAAACCTCCAAAAGGTTGAGACCCCCGAAGGGGTCTCAAGCGGCACCCCCATTAGTTGCTAAAGCACCGTCAATGAATTGGTCATCAAAACCAATGGTTTTGAGGTCTTTGCGATTCCAATCTCTAACTGCAATCCTTCGGATTCTTTCCATATCGTAGCCTAAGATATGCTTCTGCTTCTTAGCAGTAAGCATGTGGCGAGGAGAGATAATACGGGAGACAAGGCCAGCCTTGTCAGCACGGTCTCTCAAGTCATGGAAGAAGGAGACGATTTCATCGTCACCGATAAGCATTCTCTCGAATGCTCTGTCATAGCCCCATCGAATTACTCCACCGGCGAAGCGATTTAAAGTAGCACCATCTAATGTTTCAGCAGAAACATAAGCAGAGCGACCTTTACCTTGACCAAGTGTGTTAGCAGTAGCAAGAATAAACAAGTCGGGAGACTTGTGTATTACAGAACCATCCGGCATAGTCCAACTATCGTTGGCTAAAGCCATGTTTGCGGCTACGGCTGTGCCACCCATAAGACGGTCAAACTCGTCAAAGACGAGGACTCCACCGTCTCTGAAAGTGTTTACAATTTCAGTAATGCGATGCTTCTCGTCTCCTGTGGAGACATTAGGAACCATTGGGCCGACTATGTCGGAAGGCATCATTTCATTGTGACAGGAAATCACTGTAAATCTTACAGTGTCAGGTTTTGCGAATCCACCGGCTGATTCCGGCAGACTCTTTAGAGTGTCGAATATCTGTTTCGCCGCATGGGTCTTACCAGACCCAGCAGGGCCGGAAGCCAAGCAATTAGCACGAATGCGACCCAAGTCAAGTGCTTCATCGAAGCAAGGGTGAGTTAGACCAACCTTGACTTCTTCAAAGTCACCAAGAGGCTTGACAACTGTTGTTCGAGGTAATGCTAAAGCATTAATCTTGTCGGTCATTACGGTATCAACATGGTCGGTGAAACCGGCCATAAGGTGAGGCATTACCATTGAAGCAAGTGCTTCACCGGCAGGGTCTCCACCGTTTACGCTTGCAGGTATAGGCTTAGGTGTAGGTGTAGGGGTTGGTTTTGGTGTTGGCATTTTTGTTTCCTCCTTTGGAGTAGGGTCTCTCGGCTTACCGTCAAGTTGTTCCCAACTTGTAATTTGCGAGGGGTTCATTTTGTCAGAAATCGAATCGTAAGATTCGGGAATTAGGTGATATTTTATATCAACACAGTCAGCGTGAATCCATGTCTGCTTACGAGATTCTGAAGGAATCTTGACTGCTACAACTGAACACTTCGGAGAAGTGCCGTTGATTGGATTTGAACACACTTTACAAGTGCTGTCAAAATTGGCGTTCTTAGTTTGTAGACCTACTTCTCGAAGTAGGCTTGCTTTTGGCGATTGTTTTTGTCGGCTCATCATTATCACTCCTGTTTGGTCGGACTTATCCCTCCGAGTAGGATTTCACATATAAGGGCTTGGGAAGGAAATTGGACGATGGTTTCCGAAATCGGAATACCCTTTTTCCTTTCTTCATATGCTCTAATACTATTAGTCATGTTATTATTCTCCTCATCGGAGATGGGAGAATATAACTGACTCTTAGTATAGCATAGTAGTAATCTTCGATTACTAAAATCAGATTCTAAGAATAAGAATGAGAGCATCTTATTCTTAGAATTGCCTACACACACATGCAAGCATGTATGTAGGTAAGACTTTGTCACCCCTTTAGGGGTGGAGTTTCGCAAAACTCTATAAGCAACTTCCTTTAAAAGGAAGCCGTATACACATGACGAAAGATTTTCTCTGCTAATTTGGTCAGAATCTTCAGATGATTCTGCTTGATTAGCAAAGTAGTTATTCATATGTATGTATATCATGTTAAAGTTGACTCGACTTTTTTTTTCGGAAAATTTCTTAGGAAAGTAGAAAATTATTCGGAGAATAATTTTCGTAAAAAAGTAAGGTTTTTACTTTTGAGAATCAATAGCAATCTATTGATTCGCAAAAGCATTCCCCTCTTGAGGGGAATTGGCGTAGTGGGATTCCTTGAGGGAATCCTGTGCGTGGCCGTGCGCTGGGTCTAAGACCCCCCAAAGGGCGGTTTTTCCTTTAGGGAAAACTTCCCTAAAGAAAAATCCTTCCGCAGTCTATCGTTTTTGGTTTGCGATTTTCCTCACGAGCAGACCTCTGCAAGCAGGCATGGGCAGGCGCGAGCAGGTGCGAGCCTACATGTGCAGGGGCAAGTATGTTGGTTTTGGCAGTTTACTTTTTACATTCTATCTAAAAAGATAATAACGAGAATCATAGATTCTCTATTACTTTTTGATATAATGTATTAGTTTGCGATTCGGAGTATGGATGGACTACCTCGATTTTTGCTTGCCGAGAATTGAAAAGGAGATACCAAAACAGGGTGGTTTAATTTTTACACCGACTGAAATTTAGGGCAACCTAAAAATTACTCGAAGAGTAATTTCCGTGCGGGAGTCCGAGCGCACGAGCGCACATGAGGCAAGTCTGAAATTCTGAAGGAATTTTACCGGATTTAGAGAATAGTATTCAGTAATACTATTCCCGAAATCTACACATGCACCGGCACACCTGCGGGGGCATACCTGCACCTGCACCCCTGCTTGCGCTCACACACCCCAGCGCGAGTAAAATTCTCTAAGAGAATTTCGCAAATTCTTTTCAAGAATTTGAGGCATGTGCTTGCACATGCCCGGAATTTCCTTGTTCTTGAACAACGGAAATTCTTTACATTTGAATCGCAGATTCAAATCGTGTGCGTGAAAAAAAAGTCAAGACTTTTTTTAAAAAAAAAAAAAAGGGGCTACTCCCCCCGAAGGGGGAGTAGCCCCAAAATGATATTAGAGACTCTGTCTCAAATATCACCCCCAGAGATTTCATCTACGATGAATACTCCACCTTTTTCAAAGGTGGAAACGAGTTGTCCTTCTTCTGCTAAGGGAACCGTAGCACAATAGAAGTGGTTTACCA